GGTTGGTATGCAATAAGATAATTTATTATATTTGAATGATAATTAATAAATAACTAACTCAATGCGTTAGATTAGCCAATGTTTATTAAATTACGTTTTGGGAATTGGGAGTGGTCGGCAAAAGAGCGTCACTCCCTTTTTATTTACAGGAAAGAAAAGAGCAAATGCTGAGCAAATGCTATGCAAATGCTGAGCAAATGGGGTTATATAAGATAAGATAAGATATTTATCTTATTATTGATATATACTAATTCATAAACTAGATAATTAAATATATTAGTTTTAAGACACTATAAATAGTTAATGTATATAAACATATATAAAAAGTATTTAAGTTTCTTAGAATTGATTTAAATACTATTCTCATCCATTGTGAGTTAGTATTTTAGTTAGTGTTTAGTTGTTTAGTATTTTACTTTAAATTATTTAACAGTCGTTTAACGTTCGTTCAAACGTTCGTTTAACCATTAAGAATAAGACAAAATAAAACAATAATAACATTATAGAAAAATTAAACAATAAAAAACTAAATAACAATTATAGCACGCTTTAGCACGCTAAATAGCACGCTTTGTTTTTTTACTATTAAAATCAAGTGGACTTTAAGTGCACTTCAAGTGGACTCTAAGCATATCTATTCTATTATTTTTTATTCTATTCTTTTATTTAATTAAGTAAATTATTTATTTTAGTGTTTTGTTATTATTTAAAAATTTGTTATATATAGAATTATGGAAATTACAATCCCAACAAAGTGGGAAGATGTTACAATAGGAAACTACATCAACCTAAGACCAGTATTAAACTCTAAACTAAACCCTATAGAAAGAGTAATAAACATTCTAGCAGTCTTAACAGGACAGAAAAGAGATGTAATAAAGAATATTAGTTTAGACCAGTTTAAGTCTATTAAAAAGAAAATGAGTTTCTTAGAGACTGAATTACCTAACAAACTAAAAGACAAAAGATTTAAGATTGGTGGTCAATGGTATGAGTTTAAAGTAGATGCTAAGAAGTTATTATTTGGAGAGTATATTAACAGTATGGAGATATTGCAAAATGCTCAGGATAATGAGGAAGCAATATTTAACAACTTGCATCATATACTAACTACTATTTGTAGACCAGTTAAAAAAACTTTGTTTGGTTGGAAACATATTAACGTAGATAGTGAGATACTTAGAAAGACAGCAGACAACTTTCTAAACAACATGCCAATGACAATAGCTTACCCAATAGGTGTTTTTTTTTACACTCACTCGGAGGACTTAACAAAAGTTATAAAAACTTGTTTGATGGAACAAGCCGAGAAGATGACGAAGGAAGCAAGGGAGGAACTGGATTTAGTCAACGATGGGGATGGTGGCACACCTTAGACAATTTGACTAATAGTAGGATAGACAAATGGGATGAGATACTAAACTGGGATATAACTAAAGCTCTAAACATAGTAGCTTATTATAGTGATAAACAAAAAATGGAACAACAGGTCCAAAGAGAAATGAGACAAAAGTATAAACATAGATAATGGCAGACCAATTAGACATATTTGGTTTTGATGTTGACCAGTTAGAGGAAGTTAAAATAGACAATCCTACTACATTAAGTCAGGTGTTTAATAACATTGCTGCTGACATGGTTTATTGTTTACAGCAATCAGTCCAAAAAGAGGGGTTAGTCTATAAAGGTAGTTTGCAGAAGTCTATAAGAATGCCTGTTAAAATGTTTGGATTTAGAATGGTTGCTACATTATATCTAGCTGACTATTACGATTATCTTAATAAAGGTGTTAAAGGTATTGGAGGGACTCGTAAATATAAAAAAGGAGTAAAGCTAAATGTTCCAGAACCTTGGGTTATTAAAGCACCTAACAGCCCTTATGAATTTAAGAAAGGTCCTAGCGTTAGTCATGTTAGACAATGGGCTAAAAGTAAAGGACTAAACGAATATGCTGTAAGAAACTCTATTGCTAGAACTGGAATTAGACCTAGATACTTTTTTGATAACTGTATGCAAGAGACTTTCTATGGTGAGGCTTTTAACAAGTTTAAGACAGATATTAGAATAGTATCTGGAGAGAGAATAGCAAAAGGATTAAAAGAAATATTAAAGAAATGAGTTTAGAAATTAAATATCTACCACAACAATTTAGAACAGTCTACAATCCTGTAGAGGTTGTATTATATGAAACCAACAACACAACTAGAAACTACACTGGATTTGCTTATTTGATTGATGTTAAGGATGGTTCTACTACAGTAGGCAGATTAAAAGTTCCTCCAACTACTCAAGGTTTTGGAAGATTTGACATGTCTGGTATTATGGAAAGTTATTTATCTAGTGATTTAGGTTTGTTAAATGGAACTAATATAGACTCTGTTTATGACAATACTAACTCCTATAAAGACTTTACTTTAGAATTTGGATGGGTGCATTATAACACAGGTTCGGCAACTTATGACATTCCACAGACTGTAACATTCCCAGATAGTTCTACAGGCACTTCTTATGACTTACTAACTTTTAATGGTAGTTTACCAAGATATAGAAGAGACGTAGTTAATTTCTATGATTGGCAATCTTTAAACTATTTTAGGAATTATACAGCAAGTACAGTAGATAGAAAGTTTTTGACTAACTCTGTAAATGGTGGTTCTGTTAATAATCCTTATAATCAAAAAGTAATGTTAACAGATGAGGGTTATTTATATGCTTTGTATGACCATGCAAACTTCCCTTTAACTGAAGTTAATATTAGAATACTTGACATTGTAAACAACACAAGAGATGTAATATTGTCTCTACCAACTGGATTAAGTTCATTTAAACATTTAAGAATCCCATTTGCTCCATATACTCTAAATAAAATTAACTCTACTTATTTAACTAGTGGCAGTCAACCAATTATAGGGACTGAGGATGTTTCTTATAAAATATTTTTATCTGACTCTAGTGGTAGGGCTACACAAGAATTCTTTTTTAACATAGACTCAGAATGTAGATTTGAACATAGGAGGCTAGAGTTTTTAAATAGTTTGGGTGGTTTTGATTATTTTAACTTTACTAAAGTGTCAAGACATACAGAAGATATAGAAAGAAAGTTTTTTCAAACTACTCCAAATGACTTAACTTCTACAGGTGCTATAGACTACTCTATATCTAATAGAGAAAAGGTCCAATACTATACTAAGTCAATGCCTAAAATAAAACTAACTTCTGACTGGGTTGACTATAATACTTATAATTGGTTGTTAGAACTTATAGAAAGTCCTGAGATTTATTTAATGGATAGCTATACAGCACCGTCAGGGAGTACAGAAATTAGAAGAATCCCAGTTAAAAACATTGAAGGTAATTGGGAAGAAAAGATTTCTAGTGTAGATAAAGTATTTAATTTAGAAGTGAATTTAGAGTTTGGTATTAACAATTTTAGACAGAGATTTTAATGGAAGAAAAATTAACAGAATTTGAAAAGATGTTAAGGGAGTTAGAAAATAAAGCAGTTCCAGAAAGAACATGCAATATTGATGACGAAAACTGTGAAAGCTGTAGCGGATAATGGTAAAAGAGGAACTATATATCAATGGAGAAAATGTAGAGTTGTTAGAGTCTTTAAACCCTAACTTAACTTTTAACATTGCTGACATTGCAAACCCAGACCAAAGGAAAGCTGACTTTTCTAAGACTATTACTTTGCCAGCTAGTAAAAAGATTAATAAAATCTTTGAGCATATATTTGACGTTAACACAGACTTACAAACATTTAACCCTAATCTAAGGACTGACGTTATTTATTTAGTAAATGGTGAGGTCCAGTTAGATGGATATTTGCAAATAAAATCTATTAAGAATAAGAATAAAGAAATAAATTACGAATGTGTTATTATTGGTAGAATAGGAAATTTTTTTAGTGAACTACAAGAACAGGAATTAACAGACTTAGATTTAAGCAGTTTAAATCATGCTTACACAAAAGCTAATCAAGTTGCAACTTGGAATCTTCCTTTAACAACTGACTATTGTTATCCAATGATTAACTATGATATTAATTATGGTGGTTTAGCAGTTAGCGAGATTTGGAATGTCACAGATTTTTTTCCAGCTATAAAAGTTAAAAAATATATAGATGCTATATTTAGTTCAATAGGTTACACTTATACATCTAGTTTTTTTACTAGTAGTTATTTTAATACTTTAATTATTCCTTTTTCTAGTAAAGATTTTAAACTGTCAGAATCGGCTATAAATAATTTAATATTTAGTGCAAGTAATCCAAAATTCTTAGGAACAGGAACTGGCTCTAGTAGTTCTTTTAACGGTGTCTATGATGACACTACTACATTTCAGAGTGACACAATAGTTAATCAGACTGAGGCTTATGACGCTGGCGGTGTTTATGATAATACTACAGGAGTCTTCACTGCTGGCTCTGCGGCTTATTATAACTTAAATTGTATGGCACAAGTACAAGGAGAATTTAATTCACCTATAGCTAGTCCTACAGTTGGCACTCAATACACTTTAGTCTCTGACATACATGGTAAAATAAAACTAAATAAATATAACTCTAGTGGTGGTTTTATATCTACAATAGATGAACAGTTTTTCGGAATACAAGGTAGTAACACACCAGTCAATCCAAATACAACTATAACAACATCTAGCAACCCTACAACGTCATCTAATGAATATTATGTAGGTTCACTATCTAACCCAGCTTATGTAGTAATAGACAATCTTAACAATGCCTCAACACCAAATAAATTTTATGTAAGTGCTAATAACATATATTTAAATAGTGGTGAAAAAGTAAAACTAGTTGTCGAATATGAATGTAGAGGAAACGATTTAAAACTGTCGACAAATATAAATTTTAACTTCAATCAGTCTAATGTTTTCTGGAAAGACTCAGGTAATAACTTATATGACGCTAGGTCTTTTGGTTTAAACATTTTAAGCAGTTATTTTAATAATGAGGTAGTAAATTCTACTTATGTTGAGGGAAGTACTATAGACATGTCTTCGTCTATTCCAACAAAAGTTAAACAAAGAGATTTTATTAAGTCCTTGGTTAATATGTTTAATTTATATATTCAGCCTAACCCAGATGACGAAAAGGATTTAATAATAGAACCTAGAGACGATTTCTATAATAATGACGTAATTGATTGGAGTGGTAAAATAGATAAAAGCAAAGACATAGAGTTTCTGCCTATGGGTGCTTTAAATAGTAAAGAGTATTTATACACTTATAAAAAAGACAATGACTACTACAATGATTTATATTACAATACTTGGGATGAGGTTTACGGACAAGCTGACTTTATTATTAACAATGATTTTCTAAAAGCAGAACATAAAACAGAAGTTATATTTTCACCAACTCCAAGCGTTGGACAATCTTGGTATGACAGAGTAGTTCCTACTATAATAAAGTTTGACGATAAAAACGGAGTACAAAGAACAGAAGCTAATATAAGGATTTTACAATGGGGAGGCTTAAAAAACACAGACCAACTATGGCTACATAATGACTCTAATGGTAGTACTTTTAAAACAGACTATCCTTATGCTGGTATGTATAATGACCCATATTCACCAACAGAAGACATAGGATTTAATTTAACTAATGAAATATATTGGGCTAATGTTTTTAATAATGTTATAACTTTTAGTAATAATAATTTATACAATAAATACTATAAAAAGTTTATTGAAGAAATTACAGACACTAACTCCAAGATAGTTAATGCTTATTTTTATTTAACTCCAAGTGATATAACTAATTTAAGTTTTAGAAAACAATACTATTTTGAGGGTCAATATTTTAGACTAAATAAAGTAGAGAACTACAATCCATCTAATCCAATTACAAAATGTGAATTTCTTAAAATAAAAGAGGCTACTGTTTTTAGTCCTAGTACACAGACTTCTCATGGTGGAAATCAAACTTTAGGCGGTCAAAGAACTCCGACTTTTGGACAAGGAACAGGAACTTTAACTAATGGAAATAGCGTAGGAAATAGAGGGATAAGTACTACTGGTTCTGATAACTATGTAAGTGGAACTGTTCAAGGTGCAACTATATCGGGTTCAAACAATAGTATATTTTCAGGAGCAAAAAATGTAATTATTCAAGGTGACGGAAACACAGTTAATTCAGGAGTTAAAAATGTACAGTTAATAAACTCTAATAATCAAACAGTAACAGAGTCTAATGTGATGTATATTAATGACGAGATTCAAGGAAACGGAAGTTTTAAAACTGTGTCCGCTGATTTTATAGCTAGTGAAAATATTAGAACCTATTTAATAGACACCGCTGGTGGAAATGTTATAGCTAGATTTGCAGCTATTTATGGAACTTCTTTTCCTTACTTTCCACATATTGGTAAAATATGGACTTTTAAAAAATTACATTCTACTCATCAAGCTATTATAGATGCTACTGGATTATCAACCACTATAGATGGAAATTCTACTTATACACTTAGTGCAAATAATGATAGCATATCAATAATGTGGGATGGTCAACAATTTAATATAATATAAAATGGCAGAAAAAGTAGCTTTAGAAATAGATATAAATGCAAAGGGAGCAACTACCTCACTAGGACAATTAGAGGAAGAAGCGGAAAGATTAAACGAGGAACTAAGAAAAGTTCCTTTAGGGACTAAGGCTTTTAAGGATTTAAAACAAGAGTTAGTAGGTGTTAACAAACAAATTAAAAACACTGAGCTATCTATGGAGGCTTTAGATAATGAACAAGTAGCTTCTGAACTTGGTTCTGTTGCTGGTGCTGTTGGTGACGTTTCTGCTGCTTTTATTCTACTTGGTGGTGGAGGAGGTGCTATTGAGGACACTGTAAGAAACATAGAAAAAGCTATAGGAATCTCCATGGCTTTTAAAGGTGCTATTGAAGGAACTCAATCTGCTATGAAGTTATTTAATAATGTTATTAAAAACTCTACAGCGTTTCAGAAAATAAATAGTGCAGCTACTGTTCTAGCTACTGGAATAATGGCTTTATTTGGTCAGTCTGTTGTAGCTACTTCTGCTTCTTTTAAAATTTTAAGAGGTGCAATTATAGCTACTGGAATTGGTGCTTTAGCTGTTGGGGTTGGTTTGTTGATTGCTAATTTTGATAAGATTAAAAACTCTATAATGGGGATTAGTGACGCTAGTAAAGACTTACAAGAAACCACTAAAGCAACTACAGAACTAAACAAGAAAAACCTAGAGACTTTAAACAACCAAGAAAACATTTTAAAACTACAAGGTAAGACAGAGAGAGAAATTTTAATGATGAAAATTGACGGACAGAAAAAAGTTGTCGAATCATTAAAAGCAGAATTAACAGCACAAAAAGTAGTTAACGAAGAAAAGGTACAAGGTAGTAAAAGAAATCAAAAGATTTTACAGTTTACTATAAAGTTATTATCTGCTGCTCCATTATTGTTATTAAAAACTATTGACTTTTTAGGTGAAGGGGTAGAGAAGTTAATTAACTCAATTACACAAAGTGCAGTAGGAAAAAAAATATTTGGACTAGAACCTATAGACGTTGATTTTGGTTTAACTGAAAAAGCTAATAAATTAATTGAGAAAGCAAGTACTTTAGTTTTTGACCCAGCAGAAACAGAAGCTCAAGGAAAAGAAGATTTAAAGAAACTAGAAGAACAATTACTACAGCAAGAAAATGCGTTGGCTGGTTTCCAGTTGAGAGTTATTGACATGGACACTAAAGCAGCTAAAACTAAACAAGATAAAATTGACAAAATTGAAGCGGATGCTAAATCTAAAAAAGCTAAACAAGACGCTAAAGACTTAGCAGAAAAATTAAGACTAGAAAAAGAAGAGGAAGACAGAAGAAAATTTACATTAGAAGAAAAAGAAAGACTAGAGAATGAATATACTCAAAGTATTTTAAGTAATCAAATACAAGAAGAAAACGCTGTTCATGATAAATATTTTGCTTTAATAGAAGCAGCTAAACAATATGGTGAGGATGTTACAGTCTTAGAAGAAGCTAGAGAACACGAAATAAATGAAATTAAAAAGAAGTTTGCTAAAGAAGATTTAGAAAGACAGCAAGCTGTAGAAGATGCTAAAATAGGTTTGGCTATTGATGGGGTTGACGCTTTAATAAACTTAACATCTGCCTTTGCTAAAGACAATGAAAAGAGTCAGAGACGTGCATTTGAGATAAATAAAAAACTACAAATAGCACAGGCTATTATGCAAACTTACCAAGGTGCAAACGCTATCTTTGCTAGTGCTGCAGCTAACCCAACTACAGTTTTATTTCCAGCTCAACCATTTATTGCTGCTGGAATTGCTATTGCTAATGGACTTGCAAATGTTGTAAACATATCTAAACAACAATTTCAAACTAGTAGTCCTGGAGGAGCTGGACAACAAACTCCCTCTTTTGGTGGAGGCGGTGGAGGCGGAGGAACACCTCCAACACTACAACCAGCTAACACTAGCACACTAGTACCTCAACAACAAACTCAGGTATTTGTAACTGAAACAGATATAACATCAACACAAAACTCTGTCGCTGTAATACAAGGACAGGCAACATTTTAAATAAAAAACAATGGAAGATAAAACAGAATTAATAGAGTTAATAATAGACGAAGAGGATGAGTCTGGAGTGGACTATGTGGCTTTAGTGGACCATCCAGCTATAATGAGTAACTGGCAAGCGTTTCAAAAACATGAGTTTGAAGACAAATATAAAACAGCTTTTAAAATTCAAGATGAAGATAAAAGAATAGTTAGTGGTTATTTTATGAAGGCTGATTTGCCTATTATTAGACTAAACGACCAAAACGAAAAATACTATGTAGTATTTAGAAAACCAACTATTGAAAAGATAGTCAATAAATTCTTTAAGAATAATTATAATTCTAATATTAATTTAATGCATGATATAGACTATAAAGATAATGGAGTCTATGTAATTGAGTCTTTAATTATAGATAGTAAAAGAGGAATAAAAGCTCCTAACGGTTTTGAGAATGCTCCAGATGGTTCATGGTGGGGAAGCATGAGAGTAGAGAATGATGAAGTTTGGCAGATGGTTAAGGATGGAACTTTTAAAGGATTCTCTGTAGAAGGAATATTCGGAGAGGCTAAAGCTACTAAATACCCTACTACTTTAATTAGTAAAATTATTTCAGTAGTTAAGAAATATAAAGAAAAACATTTGTAATTGTTAAAGTACCAATTATTTGTTATATATATAAAAGTATAAATAATATATATTATGAGTGAATTAAAAGAGTTATTCAATGAGATTAAAAGCATTTTTAAGACTGAGGGTGTTGACATTGAAAACGATTCTAAGGAATTTGCTGAAACTACTGAAAACAACGTGGAAGAAACTACTGAAACTGTAAAGGAAAAATTTGAAGATGTAGTACTGGCTGACGGTACTGTAGCTCAGGTTGAGCCTGAAGTGGTTGTAGGTGCTGCTGTAGTTGTTGACATGGATGGTGAACTTTTACCAGCTCCAGACGGTAGACATGAATTATCTGACGGTAGAGTTATATCTACTGAAGGTGGTGTGATTGTCGAAGTTGAGGAAGCTGAGGAAGAGGCTGAGCCAGAAGTAGAAGCAGAATCTGTAGAAGAGGAAGAAATGTCTAGTCCTTTAAGTGAAGCTCAAGAAAGAGAAGCTAAAAAGATTATAGAGTCGATTGTGACTGAAAAAGTTTTCGGAATGGAAGCTACTATTTCAGAAGAAAACAACGAACTAAAAGAAGAAATAAATAATCTAAAAGAGTCTTTTTCTATGTTGCTAAACTTAACAGAGAAAATGTTAGAAGAGCCAACAAAAAGCGAAGTGGTTAAAAGACCATCTAGTTTTAAGGCTTTGAAAAAAGAAAATAAAAAAGACATAATAAGTGTCTTAAAAAGTAAAAATATAATAAAATAAAAATTATGAGTTTTGATGTTTCGGCTTTGGCCGCATATACCGAACAAAATGCAATGGACTTAATCATTAAGTCTGTAGCTGGTGGTAGACTTTCAGAATATGCCAATATACAAGATGGCGTAAAGGGACCTACTACAATTAACATACTATCTAGTGATGTTGTTTTCCAAGCTGATGGATGTTCTAGAAGTGCAAGTGGTTCAACTACTTTGTCACAAAGAACTATTACACCTGGTGCTGTTGCAATACATGAGGATTTATGTATGACTGACCTAGCTGCTAAATATACAGCAGTTATGTTAAAAGCTGGTTTAACTGGTGAAAAAGAAGAGATTCCTTTTGAGGAGTTATACTTCGCTGAGAAGGTTGCTAAATTACAGAAAGCTATTGAAGTAGCTGACTGGCAAGGTGACACAACTTCTGGAAATGCTAACCTATCTAAGTATGATGGATTAAATAAAATTATTGCTGCTGCTACTGCTATTGATGGTAACCCAACGGCTATTACTCAGGTAACTGGTATCACTAACGCTAACGTAATTGGTATTCTAACTGGAATGGCTGAGTTAATGAGCGAGGATATAATGGACGCTGACGATTTAAAATTGTTTGTAGGAATGGATACTTTCTTAAAATACCAAAAAGCTATCGCTGATGGAAACTATTTCCATTATGTTGTAGAAGGTGGATTCAGTTCTGAGCTTCCATTAATCGGTTTCCCTAATGTTACTGTATGTGCAACTCCTGGTCTTTCAGGTTTAGCTACTGGTAACTGTTACTTGATGAGAGCGTCTAATATTTATGTTGGTGTTGACTTACCAGACGAAGAGTCTAACGATGTTAGAAGCTGGTACGATGACAATGACAGAATTTATAAAGTGACTATGGCTTTCAGAAGAGGTGTGAATGTTGCATTTCCTGACCAAGTTGTAGAATTTTTATTAGCCTAAATTTAATGGGGGTTTAATTACCCCCTTTTTAATAACTGTTAGCTGAAACGCTAACTAACTGAAAATCAATTAATTATGTCATGTGTATTAAGTAATGGACAAGCTAGGGATTGCTCAGATAGCTTAGGCGGAATAGTAGAAGTATTAATCTCAGAGAGAGACAATATTACTGCTACTACTGTAGCTAACGGAGACATTTCTGCTATTACGCAATCAGGAGCAACTAATTTCTATAGATATGAGTTAAAGAAAGAGTCAGGTAGTTTGACATCTACAGCAACTGTAGACCAAGCTGGAGGGACTTCTTTTTATGACAATGTAGTAGCTTTCACTATTAACAAAATGAGTGCTGCTAAATCTAACGAAATTAAAATGCTTATGTTAGCTAGATTGTTCGTCATTGTAAAAGATAACAACGGTGTTTATTGGGCTTTAGGGAATGATAATTTTGCAGAAGGTTCGTCTTTAGTTGGACAAACTGGACAGGCTTATGGAGACCCTAACCAATACCAAATAGAAATTACTGACAAAAGTCAGTTCCCATGTTATGGGGTAGAGTCATCTGTGGTGGCTGGTTTAACAATTAGTGCTTAATTGTTCTTTGTTGTATGAAAGGGGGGTGG